GGCCACATAACGCCCCTATAGCCATTTAGGTTTTTGACAGTGTTAGCTTTTAACTATTGTGCTCATAGAGGGTTATGCATAGATGACAACATACTAACACTGTATTTGATTGTTCAACATGTATCAAAATGGTTATTCGCAACCAAATGAATATTGATAATTACATCTCTGTATTAATCCTTTGAACATAAGGAATAATTTGTCATAATCAGATATCAAATTACGTATTACTGATTCTAAGTCATCAAAAGCGTGCAATGGATTTATCGCATCAATTGAGTTAATTTGCTGTTCAATGTCTGCCTTTATTTCAGGGTCTAATTCCATTGATCTTAAATACCATTCAATCGAAGAAGTAAGGGATCCAATTTTATTTTGCAAATCACGTTCTAGTTTATTATTGTACACTTGAAGCTCAGCTATATGTGCTTGCTGTTGAGAGATGACATTTTGAAGAGAATGCATATTTTCATTCATTTTTCTTGCTTTCAACACCCAATTATTATATTTTTCATTTACCCTGGATTTCAATGATTCAAACCTTTGCTCCAATTGCTCATAGCGCGATTTCCAGTCAATGGTATCCACTTCCATTTTTTCATCCACAAATGAATCATCCACTTCAACTTCACCACGTTCCAATTTATCACGCATCAATTTTGTGCATTTAATAATAGATGATGATTTTCCAGGTATTCTTTTTACACTGAAGCATGCGTTTAAAACTCTCATTTTTTGATCAATTCCTTTTGATGATAACATCATTCTTAGTTTGTTTACATCCTCATCCAATTTAGCTGCTCTAGAAGTATCAGCAAGCCAGTTTCTATTTCTTATAGCAGATCCAAATTTATTATTCAAAGCTTGATCAATAGTTATTGCTTTACCAATCAGATTATTTTTAACACCAGAATCGTCCATCACAAAATCAAATTTATTCTTTACTCTAGAATATATATCCTGATAATCATATTCTATTCCCATATTCTCAAGAGCTGAGGTTGCAGCTACAACTGCAGCTTCAAAAGAAGAGTTAATAATTGAGACGGCCATCTGTTGCGTAGACTCCATCTTGAGCATCAACCACTGAAAAGCATTAAATGCC